CGTAGATCATCTATGGAATAAAACTATGGCATCTACGGCAACATCATGGCAGGATTCATACCCTCCATTTAATATCAGAGAAATTGATGAGGATACTCGTGTGCTAGAACTGGCTACCGCTGGTTTTGCAAAAGACGAGATCTCTATCAAGATCGAAGATGATGTTGTAACAATCTCAGGAGAAAAAGCTAAGCAGGACGAAGAGCCAAAATACCTACATAAGGGTATTGCAACTCGTAAGTTTGCTAAAACTATTACTCTTTGGGAGTATTGGGAAGTAGACTCTGCTGACTATAAGGATGGAATCCTCAATGTAGTTCTAAAAAGAGAGATTCCAGAAGAGAAAAAGCCTAGACAAATTAAGATCAAATAGGCTATAATTAATATGTGCACCGCCGTGTTACTTTCCGTTCTACCTTTCTTGCGGATAGCTTAGTGCGGGCATAAGGGCCCTGAGCATGGCCATGTAAACTGCTCATTTTTCTATTCCTGATAGAATAGAGGTATATCCATTGAGGATATTTTAAAGGAGAAAACATATATGTCAATCAATAAAGCAATGCTAGATTCATATGCCCGTAACCTTGCAGGTCAAGTAATCGGTGCAATTGTAATCGTAATGCAAACAGCAAATGTCGGATCACCAGTTGATTTTGGTTCATCTGAATGGCTACTTGTTGCAAATGCTCTTTGGTCTTCCGCCGTTCCAACATTAATCCGTTGGGCGAATAAGAAGGATCCAGCATTTGGACGTGTAGCAACATCTGTAGTTAAAGAAGCTACAAAGAAGCTAGAAACAGCAGCGACTGCTTCAGCCGCAAAGAAGACAGCAGCAAAGAAAACTGCAGCTAAGAAGACGGTGAAGTAGTAGTGTCAGCAAAAGGCTCTCTAGAAGCAATCATTGAAGTTGCTAAAAAAGAAGTAGGAACTATCGAGGGACCTAAAGATAACGAAACCAAGTATGGTAAATGGACTGGTGCAAACTTCTTGCCTTGGTGCCAATCTTTCGTTTCATGGTGTGCATTTACTGCAGGCCTAGACGCAAAGAAGTACCCAAAGACTGCAGCAACCATTGCAGCTTCAGATTGGTTTAAGAAGAATAATCGTTGGGCAGATGCTCGTAACGATGATCCTACACCAGGAGATTGGATTTATTTCGATTTCCCAGATGATGGAGTCAACAGAATTTCACACGTTGGACTTTGCATCAAGAATAACGGTGATGGAACAATTCAAGTTATCGAAGGTAACACTTCAGGAACTGCTAAGGGCGATCAAAGAAATGGCGGAATGTGCGTAGAGAAAACTCGTGCATACGTAAAGAATAATAAGAAGAAACTAATTAACGCTGTAGTTGGTTGGGGACGTCCAGTTTATGCTGGAGAAGAAAACCTACCACTACTATCTAAAGTTGGATCTTCTGACGCTCCAGCAGCACCTGCTGCGCCAGCGGCACCAAAAGCACCTGCTGTGCCAGCACAGTTCGTTGATCTTAAAGTTGGTGCAAAAGGACAAAAAGTAAAAGTTGTTCAAACTGCACTAAAACTTAAGGCTGACGGCGAGTTTGGTCCTGCAACAGAAAAAGCTGTAAAGGCTTATCAGAAGGCCAAAGGTCTTCCAGAGACTGGTATTGTTGATCAAAAAACATTCAAGGCTCTAAAGGGCTAATAAGCTCTAAAAAAATATCCCCTAGGAGAAATCCTGGGGGATTATTTTTTAATACTCTTCGTCTTCGAAGTCATCCTCGTATTCTTCTGCCTTTTCAGTTGACACCTCTAACACCTCTGTGTTTTCAGCAGAACCGAGAAGATCGAAAGAATCGATGATGGAATCAATATTGTCGACTTTGTTGATATCTACTTCTAGATTCAATGTTACGAAATATTTAGGCATCTTCATCCTCCACTAGTGATGGCGGTGGTGTAAGGATCTTACCTTCTGCATGAAGATTTCTAATCTCTAAGGCTTCTTCGCCCTTACCAACACCGTCGGCTATAATCATAAGCATATCATACACTCTTGATAGTTGTATATAGATTCCAAGTAAAATATTATCGTTTTCTTCAGCCATTTAATTCTCGTTCCATTGTTTTATATGTGTCCAGTCCTATATACACTCTATCATTACATTCTAGGCAAAACAGGTACACACCGTTATCGTCAAAACCAGAAAGTAGCTTGACACTGCACGAAACATTATGTGAAAAGTCTGTGCGAGTATCAAGCCACTGTCTTACGACTCTGATATCAATTACCCCAGTGTTATCTATTTGCATAGATTAACTGTATCATTTGATTTTACCGAATGTCAAGCTTCGACTGGTATTTTATAAGGGGTTAGATCCACTTTAGGGAAGTTAAGTACCCATGTTTTGGCTTTCTGGATTGAATTAGTCCATGAGGACCAATCTTCTCCACCCTTAGACATATGAAATGCAACTTCTGCATTGGTAACTGGATTTAGCAACTCCTTATTGCTATCAAGCCCGAACTTCTTAAGACGCTCTGGCCCTAGGCTTCCAATCATATTGATTTGGAAAATCCCGTAAGAACTATCTCCAGTCTTTGTATTACCATTATATGCCACGGGGCGGCCATTGGACTCCGTTTTTGCGATAGCCCAGGCCTTCTTAAGCTCATTACCTTCAAAGCCTACTAAATACAATAAAATAGCAAGGTCTTCGTCAGTTAACTTCTTAGCCTTTTTAAATTGCTCAAGCTTATTAGTTCTAGCTTTCACAATTTCCATGGTTTTCTTTAAAGATTCAAGGTACTCCTGATATTCACGAGTAGTCTTTAAATCTTCTAAGTTACTTACCTTTTTTAACGGTTCTTTTGTATATCTACTAAAATCTATACTAGGAGTAATATTAATTCCTAATATAAATATTAATAAATAACTAAGTAACCTAATACTTAGGTTTTTACTCATATTATTATAATAACCTCTTTCTTGTACCTTGTCAAGACTTTTTTTTAAAAAATCTTTGTGATATACTGAAAATATTCTGAAGCGAAAGGTAGTACCCCTTGCATATAAGTTTTTTTACATCCGAATCTGGATATAATCCCGCCGTTGGATACGGCCAGGCCAGCATGGGCATAATCACTTCCCTTCAGAAATTAGGTCATTTGGTCACTCCAAACAACGCTAAAGCTGATCTTCAGCTCAATTTCATATCACCCATCGCATACAAATACAACAGGCCCACTCAATATACTATCGGATATACACCCTGGGAGTCAACCCTTTTGCCTCATTTCTGGAAAGAAAATATGAATCGGTGTGATGAAGTATGGGCTACATGCGCTTTCAATGCTTGGGTATATAAAGAGCAGGGTGTAACAAGACCAATAAAGATTTATAAGCATGGACTGCATGACGTATGGAAGAATTCTACAAAAAGAACTGTTGGATCAAAGTTTAGATTTTTACACATTGGTGAACCATCAGAGAGAAAAGGTGGAAGTTTAACTGTAAAAACATTTATAGAAACATTTGGAAATAACCCTGATGTCGAATTAACTGTAAAGTGTCATGAGACAAGTACAATAAGGGTTTATGATATGTTTGGCGAAAGAGTTGATTTCTCTAAATATCCTAATATTAAGTTTGTCTCAAAAGAAATGTCTGATGAAGAGTTGGTTATGCTTATGCATTCCCATCACTGTTTGATCTACCCGTCCTATGGAGAGGGTTTTGGTTTTATTCCTATTCAAGCAATGGCGACGGGAATGCCAGTAATTTGCACAGAGGCTTGGGCACCATATAAAGAATTTATAACCCTAAAGCTACAGTCAACACTTGGAGATTCTCCTTGGCCATTAATGCTTCCAGGAAAAATGTTTCATCCAGATGTCGACCACTTAAAATATTTAATGACAGAAGTTGTTTATAAATATGATCAGTATGTTGAAACTGCCCTGAGTAATCTAGATGAAATGTATAAACAATATGATTGGCTTACCTTAACCGAAAAAGCTTTTTCCCATTTAAAAAACATTGCATAAACACTTCCGCACTCGTAAAAGCTTGTGGTAAGATTATATCTCAACAAAAAATTTATTAAGTGCCAGAAGGCACTAGAAGGAGTTTCACAAAAATGTCGTTACCATCACCTTATCAGGAATTTATTGCTCTATCTCGCTATGCAAGATATATAGAGTCAGAGAATCGTAGAGAAACCTGGGGTGAAACTGTAGATCGATATTTTGGATTCATGACAAACCACTTAGGTAAAAATCATGGATATACTCCAAAGCCAGAACTGCTTAAAGAACTTCGTGAAGCAGTTTATAATCTTGACATCATGCCATCAATGCGTTCTGTCATGACTGCTGGAGCAGCACTTGAAAGAGATAATGTAGCAGGATACAATTGCTCATTTGTTCCAGTAGATTCACCAAGATCATTTGATGAAACAATGTATATTCTAATGTGTGGTACAGGTGTTGGATTCTCTGTAGAGTATAAGTACATCAATAAACTTCCCGCCGTTCCAGAGAAGCTAGAAAAGACAACAACTACAATTGTAGTAGAAGATTCTAAGCAGGGTTGGGCAAAGGCATACAAGGAACTACTTGCTATGTTGTGGGCAGGACAGATTCCAGTAATTGATGTTTCTAAGTTGCGTCCAGCAGGAGCTAGACTTAAGACAATGGGTGGACGTTCATCTGGACCACAGCCACTAGTTAACCTTTTTGATTTTACAATTGCAAAGTTTAAGAATGCAACTGGTCGTCAACTAAAGCCAATTGAATGCCATGACATTATGTGCAAGATTGGTGAGATTGTTGTAGTGGGTGGCGTTCGTCGTTCTGCTATGATTTCTCTTTCAAACATTAACGACATTGAAATGGCACAAGCAAAAACTGGTAACTGGTGGGAGAACAATTCACAACGTGCACTCTCAAACAACTCAGTTGCATATTCTCGTAAGCCAGAGATGGAACAGTTTATTGCTGAATGGAAGAATCTCTATGACTCAAAGTCAGGAGAGCGTGGTATTTACAATGTTGCTGCAGCACAGAAGCAAGCATCTCGATGGGGTCGCAGAGATCCAGAGATACATTACGGTACGAATCCTTGCTCAGAAATTATTCTTCGTCCATACCAATTCTGCAACTTGTCAGAAGTTGTTATTCGTGAGCATGACACAAAAGAGACAATTGCTAACAAGGTAAGACTAGCTACAATCCTTGGCACATGGCAATCTACTCTTACAGACTTTAAGTATCTTCGTAAGATCTGGAAAGATAATACAGAAGAAGAAAGACTACTAGGAGTTTCCCTAACAGGCCAGTTTGGACATAAGTTCATGTCTGGAAAGGAAAACCTAAAAGATCTAGAAGGATTCCTAGAAAGACTTCGTGAGTATGCTCGTGAAATCAATACAGAGGAAGCGGCATCAATCAATATTCCTGCTTCCGCAGCGATTACTTGCGTAAAGCCTTCTGGAACCGTCTCACAACTTGTAGGCGTATCTTCAGGAATGCACCCATGGCACAGCGAATATTATGTTCGTACAGTAAGAGCGGACAATAAAGATCCTCTTACAGAGCTAATGAAGGCATATGAAGTTCCAAATGAGCCAGACTTTATGAAGCCAGACTCTACAACAGTATTTTCATTCCCAGTAAAGGCACCAGAGGGCGCAATTATTAGAAATGACCTAACTGCTATTGACCACCTAAATATTTGGTTGGTATATCAGAGAGCATGGTGTGAGCATAAGCCATCAATCACTGTTTCAGTTCGTGATGACGAGTGGATGGCAGTAGGCGCATGGGTATACGAACACTTTGATGAGGTATCTGGAATTTCATTCCTACCTTACTCAGACCATACCTATAAGCAAGCACCTTACCAAGAATGTTCTGAGGTTGAGTATTTAGAGCTATTGGCTAAAATGCCTTCAGGCATTAATTGGTCAGATTTGGCTTTTTATGAGAAGGAAGACATGACTTCTGGAAGCCAGACCTTCGCTTGCAGCGCAGATAACTGCGAAGTAGTAGACCTAACCACTACATCAGCATAGAACTGTTTTTGTGATAAAATTGAATTAATCTGGAGGGATTAATTAATGGCTGGTATTAAAAATTTTAAGGTAGATCAATCTACCAACTTTACCTTTACCATTATTTATAAAGATCCCGACGGAGATCCAATTGATTTAACACAGTATCGTGTATTTATGGATATCAAATCTGCACCAGGCTCAAAGAAAGTATTAGCTTCTTTGACTCAAGGTAATGGCATTACTGTTACTCCCCTCCAGGGAAAAATTGAAGTTAATGCTACTCCAGACAAAACATCAAAGTTTGCATATCCAAAATCAGCATACGATTTAGTTGTTGAACATATACCAACAGGCCAGCTCACAAGACTTGTGGAAGGTTGGCTAGAAGTTTCTAGGGCGGTGACAGTAGTCTAATGGTAAATTATATTGATAATTCTAATATTATCGACATTACCACAACAGAGAATGATGTAATCATCTCTGATACTGGGCAACCAGGTCCTAGAGGTAAATCAATCCTAAGTGGAACCCAGACACCAACTTCAACATTTCCAGCAGATGCAGTAGAAGGAGATTTCTACCTCAAGCTGCCAGACTACTTAATGTATGGTCCACGCACCTATTCAGGAAACTGGGGAACTCCAGTTGATCTATTTACCCTCCCAGAGTCAGTATATGCCTACGAGCAATTAATCTCGTCTACAACATGGACTATCCCATTTTCAATGCATAAATTGGCCTTTAAGCCAAACGTTACCGTAGTAGATAATAATGGAAACCAAGTGGAAGGGCATGTCCAGTACCAGAATGATAATACTGTTATAATTAGTTTTGCGGCAGAGTTTTCTGGGAAGGCATATCTGTCGTAATTTGAAAAACCTAGGAGTTATATAAGTGGCACGTAAATTTTTAACACCGATTGATATGACGGGGTTGGAAATCCAGAAGCTTCGTATTGAAAATGCGACTTCTAATCCAACAGTAGCGTCAGGCTCAGAATCGGTATTCAAGGGAAGAGTATTCTATAACTCTTCTAACAATAAGCTTTATTATTACAATGGAACAACATGGCAAGCAACTGGTCTTGTCTCAATTACTCTTGGCGGAGACCTTAGTGGTACCGCAACAACAGATGTAGATGGAAACGTAACACTTAATGCCACAGTAAACGCAAACTCCATCGCCCTAGGTACAGATACAACTGGTAACTATGTAGCAACTGTAGCGTCTTCAGGCGGTACAATCACAGTAACTGGTTCAGGATCTGAAACAGCTGCAGTTAACGTTGACCTTCCCAACACAGGCGTTACAGCAGGTTCATATGGATCACAAACAGCGATCCCAACATTTACAGTAGATGCACAAGGTCGTTTGACTGCTGCGGGAACTGTAGCAGTAGCAACAACACTTTCAATTGCAGGCGACACTGGAACAGATACAGTAAATCTACTTTCAGATACACTAACATTTGTTGGAACAGATCCAATTGATACTGCAATTACAAATAACACAGTAACAATTTCTGCAAAAGATGCAACATATACAACTAAGGGTGTAGCAAGCTTCTCAAGCGATGACTTTACAGTAACTAATGGTGCTGTAGTTGTAAAGAATGTTAATCTTGGATCACAAACAACAGGAAATTATGTAGCTGGAATTTCTGGTACAACTAACGAAATCGAAGTTAGTGGTTCTGGATCAGAAGGCGCAAGCGTAACAATTGGTCTTCCAAACGATGTTACAATTACAAATAACCTTACAGTTGGCGGTAACTTAAACGTAACTGGAACAATCAACTCTGTAAATACAACACAGGTAAACATTGTTGATAATAAGGTAAACCTTAATACAGACTTTACTGGTACACCAGTTGCAGACGCTGGAATCAGAGTTGAACGTGGTGCAGAAGCAGATGTTGAAGTTCTATGGAATGAAACAAATGATAACTGGACAGTCACAAATGATGGAACAAATTACCATGCAATTGCTAGAAAGTATACAGCAGTTATCGGTGATGGATCAGCAACATCAATTGCAGTAACCCACAATCTCGGTTCAAGAGACGTTACTGTTCAGGTTTATGATGCATCAACATACGAGTCAGTAGAAACTGGTGTAGCAAGAACAAGCACATCTGCCGTGACCTTGACATTTGCAGTAGCACCATCAGCGGGAGCATATCGGGTAGTAATTACGGGATAAGGAGAATATAAATGTCTTCTATAAAAAGATTAGTCCCGTTAAATGCAATATCATTAGCAACTAATCCTGCTAACCCAAAGCTTGGTGATTTTTATCTAAACACCACTACAAATAATTTTAGAGTTTATACATCCACAGGCTGGGTCGAAGTTGGATCTAGCGGCGGAGCAGCAGTACATATTGGGTCAAACCCACCATCCACATACACAGAGGGCGATCTTTGGTTTAATAACGTAGATCCACACTTCTATACATATGATGGAACTTATTGGGTAGAAATTTCGCTTGGACCTGTTGGACCCTCTGGCCCTGGTCTTCCAACTGGCGGTACAGTTGGGCAGGTTCCAGCCAAATCTTCAACAAATGATTATGCTACAACATGGGTAACACCGTACTCATCAACTACATTTGCCTCAGACTTTTTAGCAAGAACTACAGATTCATTATCTGAAGGTGCAAATAATAAATACTTTACTAACCAGAGAGCCGTAGATGCCACTGCAACAGCCGTTGCTGGGGCTGTAACAACCGCAAACGCTTATACTGATACCAGAATCACCAATCTTATAGATTCAGCTCCTGGAGCCCTAGATACGCTTAATGAAATTGCGGCGGCTATAGGAGATAATGCAGATTTTGCTACTTCAGTGTATAATGAAATTAACGTAACAAAGGCTTCCGTTTTGGACACTGAAATTGGTATAATTATGGGAGCATTGTAGGAGATTATGGCAAACACACCAACACAGTTTTTCAGGGGAGCAGCAAATACAACATCAACACTGTTGTATACCGTTCCCGCAAACAAGACTGCCATCGTAACCAATATCTCCATTACAAATACAGGAGCTACAGCAACTACCGCTACAATTCGATTTGACGGCGTTGAATATCTAGATGAGATTGCTGTTAGCGCAAATGACACTATGATCCTTGACATGCGTACTGTGCTCGCACAGAACTTGCAGATTACAGGACTTGCGTCTACCGCAGGTGTCAAATTTCATATTTCGGGAATTATAACCCCATGAGTATAAGAGTGGCTAGCTCGTCAACAGTCATTACTGCTACCGCTCCAGCATCAGCAATTCCAGTCGGAACTGTAGAAGAAAGACCACAAAATCCTGGACACGGAGACCTGTATTTTAATACCACTCATGATACACTTGAGCAGTACACAAAAGGTGGCTGGCAAAAAATGGGTTACCAAATTGCCATGGCACTAAAAATGAATAAAATGGAGTTGATGTAATGCCTGACTATACCTCGTTAGCGAATGAAATTACCGCTATCAAGTCTGAGATCGCTGCAAGCGTAGGTGCTTCTACCTATACTGCACAAGATCTAGTCTATCTTGCATCAGCACTAGAAACTTTGGGCGGAATGCTTGGAGTAAATGATATTGTTACCGCAACAGCAGATAAAATTGCTGAGGTAAACACAGCTAAGACCACAGCTCTTGCAAATTTGGAAACAAAGAGAGTTAACTCATTGGCTGACGTAAATGCTGACAGAGCAACAGCATTGGCAGATATTGATTCTGCTAAAACAAGTGCTCTAAATCAAATTACTGGCGCATCGACTAACTTCAATGTGCTATTCATAGGGAGCATGATTTAATATGGCAATTCATTATAAGGTTTTGGGGCAGGTATTACCATCCGCAGCCTCAACATGGACACAGTTATACGCTGTGCCAACAGGTAAGGAGGCAGTATGCTCATCTCTTACCGTAGCAAATTTAACAGCAGACGATATTCTATACCGTGTGCGTATTCGTGTAGCAGGCGCAGCCGCTAACGACAAGCAGACTCTTGTATACGACACAGCAGCAGCTGGCGGTGTATCACAAGCACTTCAACTTTCAATGACTCTTTCAGCAGGAGATATCGTTGAAATCTATGCTCCCTCAACATCAATCGCATTCAATCTATTCGGATCGGAGCTTGATGCATAATGCCAGGATTTAATACACTACCAGCAGTCGGAGGTGGCGGAGGCCAAGCAAACATGACGTTTGTTGCATCTATTCACATGCAAACATACAACCGTTCATGGGCTCAGGGTGGAACATCTGGATACTATGCCCTCTATTCAACAAATCAAGAATCTGGTTATGCTTATTTTGTAGGTTCTGGAACTTCTACTGGCGCACCTCTAAACAGACTTGTTAACGTGTCACATGCTTTTACAAGAATAGATGTTATTGCTCCAACAAACGATATGGTTAGCCTTTACAAAGCTAAAGTTAAGTCAACTACAGTTTTTAATAATCCGTTTGCTGCCGATCCTTCAATAGGAAAATTAGCAATACCATCTTTTCCATCAATAATTAGAGGCTCTGGCAACTTTGTACTACCCAACAATGCTTTACCATTAGTAAATGTTGTAGTTGTCGGTGGCGGCGGTGGCGGTGGAAGAAATCACTCTGGTCACGGCGGTGGCGGTGGCGGCGGAGGCGGAAACGTTGTAAAGCTTACAGCATATCAAGCTGTAGGAACAACATCAGTAACAATAGGTGGTGCGGGAAGCGGTGGTAGCACTGGTGGAAACGGTGGCACTAGCTTTTTTGGTAACGTTTATGCATTAGGTGGTGGTGGTGGTGGAGATCATGGATCCGAAGGAAATGGTGGAAGCAATGTTGGTAATGCTGGTGGAAACGGTGGAGCTTATAGCTATAAGGCTCCAGTTTCTGGAACAACACAATCTGCTGGAACTGGTTTAGGAACAGCAGGATCTCCAGCTTTTCATGGTGGACATGCTGGAGGTGCTTCTGCTTCACATGGTGGCCACGGTAATAATCGTGCTTCAGGTGGCGGAGGTGGAGCAATGGGAGCTGGTCAAGAAGGAACTACTGGTAACTATCCATCAGGAGGTGCTGGTCACGTAAGTGATATTGTAGGAAGCAACCACTCATTTGGAGGTGGAGCATATGGACAGTCTCCAGATGGAAGACATGGATCACAGGGTTGGGATGGATATTCTGCATATGGACATGGTGGACATGGAAATGCAACTGTAAACTCCCAGCCTAATGGAAACGGTGGAGATTCTGGAGCAGTAATTGTGAGGTACTACATACCATGAGTAAATATGCTAAAATTAATCAAGAAAATATTGTTGAGAATACAATAGAGTGCGAAGATTCCAACATATCACTTTTTGTTGGAACATATATAAAGGTTACAGAAAGCACTAAAGATACAAACGCAGGCGATTCTTGGGATCCAGATAATAAAAAATTTATAGATCCAAAGCCTTATGAGTCATGGATTCTAGATGAAAGTTTTAATTGGGTATCACCTAGTGGAGAATCATTCTTAATTGGACATTATTGGGATGAAGATTCCCAAGAATGGGTAGCTGTACCGAATACTGAAAAATAAGGAGATCTAAATGGCAGTAACACTGGATCTAGTATCCAAAAACTCCTTACCCGCCCTCGGCGGTACTTTGACGTTCAAAGCACCATCTACATCAGCGCAGGTAAAGCAAAGAATATTTATTCTTAACGTAGGCATGCTTGTAAACGCAGGTATTTATAATCTAACATTTAGTGGATCTGCCCCAGTAAATGTTGCATACATTAATATTCTTGACGGAGATGGAAATGTAATTGATTCATCATTTCCTACTCCAGATTTTTCAACAGCCTTTAATTTTAACCCATCAAAACAATGGGCAAAAATTGTACTAGTAAGCGATAGCGATTATGTATACTGGCCAGCAAATTCAAATGCTATAGTTGCATCTGGTCTTAGCTCAAATACAAACACTACCCCAAATATTACTATTCCTACAACTCCTGCAACTCAGCTAACAAACACTATTACAACAAGAAATGTTGGCGGAACTGATTATGCATGGACATACCCTACATATAACGTATCTAACAATGCTTACTATGCAGGTAAAGTAGTAAACTGCTCAACATTTGCTTCACAAGATTTATATTCAAATAACTATCGTGGTGCTTCATTTGCACATGACTATGTAAATAATAAACTTTATATAATTGGCGGCGGAGTATATAACTCCAATGGTGGAGTACAAGCTCATAGCCAGACAATGTATACTACATTTATTCAGAAGGATATGTCTACAAATGCATTTGCACAGACAGCTAAGGCTGCTTATCCAGATGCTCTTAATACAATGAACATTCTTATGTGTGCTCCTGGAGATGGAAATGTTTATACATTTGGACAACACTACCTAGAGACATCTAACGTACCAACATCACACTACTACGGCAACCTAGCATATAAGTGGAATGGATCTACAAACACATGGTCTCCAATTGCTAAAATGAACGGGTTCCCATCAGTTTCAGCAGATGAGACATTTACATTCTCATATCAAGGTAAGTGCTATATCTCAGGTACTCGCTATACAGCAGTAGACAAGGGATCTAGAGTTCTATTCGACTACTGGTTTGGATATTATGATCCAGCTACAAACACATATACTACAATTAAGAATTATAAGACAACAGGGCTTTTAGAAGGTGCTTCATTTACTACCCTCGGAAACATGAATGGTAGAACATACCATGAAGATGCAGATTTCCTATATGATAAATTTAATAATAAATATTCTAAAGCTGCATATATTGCAACAGGATTCTTGCCAGCACCAGTAGAGACACCACAATACTGGGCTCCTACTCCAGTTCTAAATGTTGCCAAGACTCCTGGAAGTGCTACACAATATGCACACTACACAGAAAATAGCAATTACTATCTAGTTGCTCAGACACAATCACAGATATCTGTTCCTTCATACGCTGTTAAGGTATAATAGTTTTATGGCTACAATATTTCCATCCAGCCCTGCGGTTGGACAAACATTTGAATCTGGCGGCATTAGATGGCGTTGGACAGGTATTGTATGGGAATTATTTACAGACCCAGCGGTAGTATTTGAACATACACATTCTTACGACGGAGACCTAGTAACAGGAGGACTTGCCTCTATGGTTTCTTATGATGGAGGAGACGCAAACCCAGCATGACAACAATGAATGTTACTTTTAAGTTACGTAGAGATACTACGGCAAACTGGGCTACCTATAATCCAGTTCTTCAGGCTGGTGAAATTGGAATTGATACAACATTAAACAAGTTTAAGATTGGTAATGGCTCAGCGGCGTGGGGAGTTTTAAATTACGCTAACCTTTTAGCATCAGATCTAACATCGGCAATTACTGCTCATAATAACGATACTACAGATGTACATGGAATTGCAGATACATCTGCTCTAGCAACAAATTCTTCTGTATCGTCTGCTATATCTACCCATAACTCAGTAACTACAAATGTCCATGGAATTGCTAATACCGCTCTACTAGCCACCCAGACCTTTGCAACCTCTGCAGCAGCCAATGCCTTGACTTCTGCCAATACATATACGGACACGGCTATATCTAACCTTGTAGGGGCTGCTCCAGCCCTTCTTAATACCCTCAGCGAACTGTCAGACGCTCTAAACGACAACCCTAACTTTGCGGCGGAGGTAGCATCTCAGATTGCTTCCCTTACAGCCACAGTAAACAGCTTTAACGCTAGAATAACAAGTCTAGAGCTAGGATTAGGTATCTAATAATATGGCTCGTGATATACTAAGGTTGGTGATTATGAATGCCTAGTTACGATAGTTTATCAACGCAAATTGATGCGCTAAAGTCAGAAATGACAAGCGCAATATCAACCACGGCTATGAATGCCCAGGACATGATCTACATGGCCAAGGCTCTTGGCGAACTTGGTGGCCTACTTGGTGTCAATGACATTGTGGCAGCTACAGCAGCAAAAATCACAGAATTAGAAACAAAAACAACAACATCTTTAGCTTCATTAGAGACAAAGCGTGTAAACTCTTTGTCAGATGTTAACACAGACAGAGCGACTGCGTTAGCTGATATTGATGCTGCAAGAGTCTCCGCAGTAAACCAGGTAGCTGGAGCGGGAACATCGCTACACGCATTCTTATTGGTAGGAGTATAATAAATGGCAACACGATATAGAGTATTAGGACAAAAGTCCCCAGCAGCAAATACTGACTGGGATATTTATACAGTTAATGGAACAAAAGATGCAGTTGTTAGTTCAATAACTGTAGCAAATAGAGATTCTGGAGATTCTGCAACATATAGAATTGCAGTCCGTCCAGATGGCGCAACACTTACAAATGATATGTATGTTGCATATGATGTTCAGGTTGGAGCAAACTCAACTCAGGCACTTAGTCTTGGAATAACCATGAATCAAAATGATGTTTTAACTGTACGCTCTTCTTCTGGTTTAGTCTCGTTCAATGTTTATGGAACGGAGATTGACGTTTAATGGCAGTTAATAATTTCCCGCCTACATCAGGTGGCGGACAGCCAAACATGAATTACATAAAGAGTGTAAGAATGTCTTCGGCTGCTATTACGTGGAATAGATCTGGTTCTGCAGGAACCTATGCTGTATTTTCATCTAGTGCTTCTAGCGGCTACGCCTACTTTGTTGGAACATCAACAACTGGTGTACCATTAAATAAATTAGTTTCTGTAAATCATCCTTTTACATCTATACAAATTGTTGGAATCCCAAACGATATTTTAAATTTATATAAAGTTTCTGTAGATACAAACACTTCTGCATACGCAGATCCTTCTGCAGCATATTATCAATGGTTTGATAACTCATTGGTAACTGCAAAAATAGAACAATTTGCTGGAACTGGTACGTACACTCTTCCAGTTTTTGCTATGCCAGTTGCAGATGTTGAGCTTCATGGCGGCGGAGGAGCTTCATATCAACATGGACCAGGTGGAGGCGGGGGAGGATCAATTCTTGTAACTCTATTCCCAATTCCAGCAGGAACATCTTATTCCGTAGGAGCTGGTGGTGGAGGAAACTCAAATAACGCAGGCGGAAACACAACATTTGGAACTTTAACAGCACTTGGAGGAGCACCAGGACATTCAGATTATAATGGAAGAAATGGTGGGTGCGGTTCTGGTGCAGCTAAATCAGGGTCAGGACAAAGTAAAAGTGGAGGATCTTCAATTCAAACAACTCCTAGTGGAGGAAGAACTAATTTAGGAATTGGCTACGGCGGCGGAGGAGTAGATAATTCAACGCAACATGCAGGCGGTGGCGGCGGTGGCGGCGGAGGAGCTGGAGGATCAGGTTCTAGTAGTTCTGCAGGAGCAGGTGGCAGTGGGTTCTTGAGTCCAATAACTGGAATTATTTATTCTACAGGAGGATATGGCTCAGCGCATGAGTCAAATACTAGAGGGTCTGCTCCAAATGGGTATGGAAATGCTGGATCTGGTGGAGGATCTAACCCAAACTCTACTGGAGACTCTGGTAAAGATGGAATAATTATTGTGAGGTCATACGGATGAAATATTTTGCTAAAATTGAAAATAATGAAGTTGTAAATACAGTGCTTTCAGAATCATTAGATTTACTTATAGGTGATAACTGGGTAGAGTTTTCGCCAGATGGTTCATTTAGAGGAAATAGAGCTGGCGTAGGAAGCATGTATGATTCTGAAAATGATGTTTTTATTAATCCAAAACCATATGAGTCATGGGTTCTAAATCAAAGCAGCTGGCAATGGGAAGCCCCTGTTGCAAAACCCACAGACGCATATTATGGATGGGACGAATCAACAACATCCTGGTATAAAATGAAGGATTTTGAATAATAAATAGTATTGACAAAATGCCTCTATTATAGTAACCTATAAGTAGAGGCATTAGTCTTTTTAGAGATAGGTTATAAATGTATAAATCCGATAAAATTATTATCGTAGGCGGAGGATCCGCAGGATGGATGACAGCATCCACACTAATCAAAGAATATCCTAATAGAGATATTACATTAATTGAAAGCCCTTATATTTCAAAAATTGGGGTGGGGGAATCAACAACTGCTGGAATCACAGCCTGGCTACATGCCCTAGAGCTAGACCATAAAGATTTTATGACTTATACAGATGCGGCATATAAGCTAAGTATTAAGTTTACAGATTTTCATTCTATTGGAGATGGTGGATTTCACTACCCATTTGGACACCCAAATTTACAAAATTGCACAATGAATTCTGCAAATGATTGGCAAGTTTTAAAACTTATTGACCCAACTACCACAAAACAAAGCTACGTAGACTACCTTTGGCCATCCTCAGTTCTTTTGAATACAAATAAAATGTACTTTCCTAAAGATCTTGAAGAGATGGACGGATTTACAATGCACCGTGACTTTGCCCTTCAGTTTGATGCTATTAAGTTTGCTGAATATCTAAAAGATAAATATGCAAAGCCTATGGGTGTTAAGCATATTGAAGCGACAATTACTTCTATAGAGCACGATGAGAATGGAATTACTGGGGTAGTATTAGACAATGGAGATACTGTTTCTGGAGATCTATATATTGATTGTACAGGATTTAAGGGAATGCTTATAACAGAGACACTTGGAACCCCATTTGAGTCACATGCAGATAAACTGCCAGTAAACAGAGCATGGGCTGTACAACTACAGTATGAGGATCCAGAAAAAGAAGTAGAAAACTTTACAAACTGTACAGCACTTGGATATGGGTGGGTATGGAACGCTCCACTATATTCACGTATTGGAACTGGGTATGTTTATTCAGATAAATTTACTACACCAGAAGAAGCTTTAGAAGAATTCAAAGAGCATCTTAAAAAAGCTCATGGTGAACATAGAATTACTGATGATTTAAAGTTTAGAGATATTAATTTTAAGTCTGGAATTGTTTCTAAGCCATGGAATAAGAATGTTGTAGCCATCGGATTATCTGGAGCATTCCTTGAGCCACTAGAATCAAATGGCCTTATGTTTATTCATGAAAATGCTTCAATGCTTTCTAGAATGATTCAGCGAGGCGTTATAAATAAGTTTGATCAAGAAACCTATAACTTTGAAGTAAAGAAACACTTTAACTCATTTTCATCATTTATTCAGCTGCACTACATTTTGACCGAAAGACGGGACACAGAGTTTTGGAAGTATATGGCTACTAGGGACGTAATGCCAGATGAGTTTACTAGAGAAAATGCTCATAACTGGGTTGGTGAAATGGACAATAAAACAATTAACCAGGGTTGGCGTGTAAATATTGATAGTGGATTTAATTGTATTGCTGTTGGTCATGAATGGATGCCTATAACACCACAGGTAATTCGTCAATGGAATTATCATTACCCAGAAACTGATTATGAAGAAGTTGCAAACCTATTTAAGGCTAGAAGCGAAGCTTCCGTAGCAAAATGGAAAGCGGTTACAAAAAATGCACCATCACACTATCAATTCTTAAAGGAGAATTATCATAATGAAGTTTAGAACACAATGGCTAGAAGCACTAAAAACAATGCGTTTTAAGTCGTATTGGAATAGACCAAATACAGTAGAATTTTTTGCCTTCATGACAAAGATTGCTATTATTTTCCCAGGCCTATTGCTTGGAAAACAGTTTTGGTGGCTTTACATATTTGCTTTGGTTTCAAGCCTTGCCCTTATATGGTCATCGACAGTAAAGACTCTACCCACAATTATTTGGTTCAATATTTTGTGGACTTTATTGGCAACCTTATCAATTGCTAAGCATTTTGGTCTAATTTTGTAATGAATAAAGATGAACTAAATATATATTGGTCTCCAGGAAACTTTATACTAGATAAAGAAAGCTGGAATATGCTATATTTAGAACCAGAAAGTTTATTGAAAGAATTTTCTGATTATAGAAATCCAGAGGCTGGAACTTCGTCATTTCTTTCATGTCCAGCATTTAGAGAAAAGTTTAAAAATGTTTTTTCTTTTAAGACTACGGTTGACTCAAGTTATTCATATGAAGAAAATATAACCAAAAATACGGGAGATACGAAAATAGGATTTTATTCCCAAAGAGATCCATCATTAACATATGGTCCTAGCTTGGTTTACAATCTTTCATGGTTGTTTTTTGCAGAAGAGCCCGTAGAATGTTTTTTTACTTCTCCATATTTTCATAAGGTAGAATATATGCAGTCGGGGGCAATGGTTCCAGGAAAATTTGATATAGGGTCATGGTTTAGACCATTTAACATAGAGGTACAAATGCACTCAAGCTACGGGGAAATTTCTTTTAAAAAAGAAGACCCATTATTTTATATGGATATAAATACTAATAAAAAGATTAATTTTATTAGGTTTAACATGAATGAAAGGCTTTATAATATTTCCCAAGAATCTATACAGTCTCCAGTTAGGTATAAAAGGTTTATGCCATTAAAAGAAAGATACGATGTTTTTAATAAAACTAAAGTAAGGGATATAATTTTAAATGAAATTAAAAAAGAAATTATTTAAAGAAAACATAATATTGTTTGAAAATGGCGAACAAAAAACATGCCCAGAAGAATTTAGTCCGCAGCCAGCTTCAAAATTTCTTCCAGATTGGTATAAAAATTTATCCTCATACAATGGTAGTAAGTTAAATGAAAATGGTGGGCCAAATTCTACAGCAAAGAAGTGTGTGCCGCTATTTGATGCGATATCTTCTGGATACATTCTGACAACGTTTTGCGATATAGATGTTTCAAATAATGACGGAACTCATTATTTTAGGTGGAGAATTAAGGATGAAAATCTTATAGATTCCCACCCACACTGGCAAACTGGTGATCATCCAAAAAAACAAATAAACGCTGGCATGTATAAATACAATAATGCCTGGTCAATAAAAACACCACCAGGTTATTCTTGTATTATTGTTCCACCAATGCACAGAGATAACCCACTGGTCATACTTCCTGGTATTGTAGATACAGACAAGTATACTGATATTATAAATTTTCCATTTTATGTAAAAGATGGTTTTTCTGGGATAGTTCCAGCTGGAACACCCATAGCTCAAATTATTCCATATAAGAGAGAGCCATGGCAAGCAAAAAGAGGTGGCAGAGATCTGCTCTTAGAAAAAGGGGAAACCTTTAAGTTGGTAACATCAAAATTTACAGGGGCATATAAAAAATTTTTATGGTCCAGGAAAGAATATCGGTAGGTAGCAGCCTATTTGGGGTATAATTAGTAAATATGGCCACCAATTATCCTACTGGGCTGGATAACCTCGCTAATCCCGCCTCAACCGACGAACTAGATGCTCCATCGCATTCCCAGCAACATGCTAATGCGAACGACGCTATTGAGGCTCTAGAGGCTAAAGTCGGTGTCAATAATTCGGCGGTAACAACAAGCCTTGACTATAGAGTACGTCAATTAGAGACAGTCCCTACATATACAAATGAAATGGCTCAGGATGCAGCAGGTGCATTATTTGCACACGCCAATCACGTAAATCTTACAGCAGTATATGATGATACTGGAAACCAAGTTATCCTTACAGGAGTTGGCGGAACTGCCAATAAGATTTCGCAAGAAGTTGTTAATAATACTGGAGCAACTATTTATAAGGGGCAAGCAGTATATGCTGGAGGAGCAGTTGGATCTTCTGGACAGTTAAGAGTAGTTCTATCATCTAATACAGCAGAGTCAACCTCATCTAAGACATTTGGAATTATGGAAGACACCGTTATAAATGGTGCAATTGGAACGGTAGTAACAGAAGGACTTCTTGAAGGTCTAGATACTTCTACAGCACAACCAGGAGATCCAGTATGGCTGGGTGCAACTCCAGGACAATTAATTTTTGGGCTAGCAAATAAGCCATCAGCTCCTAACCACCTAGTATTTCTTGGTATAGTAACTAGAGCACAGCAGAATACAGGATCAATCTTTGTTAAAGTTCAAAACGGGTTTGAACTAGACGAGCTTCATGATGTTGTAATTTCTAACAAGCAGAATAACCAAGTAATTAGATATAACTCTACTACTGGACAGTGGTCAAACCAGACAATTGATAATTTGTTCGATCCCGCTGGATCTGCAGCGGCAGCGCAATCAGCAGCGGCCTCTGCTCTATCATCACACGAATCAGATACAACTAATATTCACGGCATTTCCGATACATCGCTATTGGCTACTAAGGCTTATGCAGATAATGCTGCATCAACAGCAGCGGCTGCAATTGTAGACGCAGCACCATCTACGCTAAATACATTGAATGAATTGGCAGCGGCTATCAATGATGACGCATCATTTGCAGCTACAGTAACCACAGCTCTTGGAACTAAAGCACCATTAGCATCACCAACATTTACTGGTATTCCAGTAGCACCAACGGCGGCATTAAACACAGATACAACACAGATTGCTACAACAGCATTCGTAATAGATCAGATTGATGCATCAGTACAGCCAGGTGCTCTATATCAGACAACAGCTCCACTAAATCCAGAAGTAGGTCAAATCTGGATTGACTCAGATGACGAGGTAGATGTATTTGATAAGAACATTATTCGTCGTCAGACATTCACAGCGGTGGCAGCACAAACTACCTTTACAGTAGATGTTCAGTTTATTCCTGGTTACGAGCAGGTATTTATGAACGGTATTCTACTTCTTCGTGGAACAGACTATACAACCCCTACAGAGCACACAGTCGTATTGGCTTCAGGTGCAACGGCGGGAGATATTATAGATGTCCTTACAGTAACTAATCTTAATTCAGTAAACACCTATACACAGGCAGAAATAAATACCCTTATAAATGCAAACAAGTATATTGATCCTCTATCAATATCAGCTAATACAACCCTTGCTGCTAAGAAAAGATATTTTGTTACATCGGCTTCTGCGCTTACATTGACGCTACCTGCGTCCCCTGCGCTAAACGATGAGATTCAGATTCTAGATGCTTCAGGCAACGCTTCAACGTATAATATTACTGTGGCTCGCAACGGTAATTTGATCAACGGAAATGCGGGGAATTTAATTATAGATAACAATGGTGGCTGGTATACATTACTTTATACTGGAGCTACCTATGGATGGAAGGTTGGATAATGGGAGATATTAGAACTACTACGCTTGGTGGTATTCCATTTGGAGTAAATTCAGGTCGACCAAGCAATCCACAACCAGGTCAACCATATTTTAATGGTCAAGAAAATAGGCTAGAGCTTTATACACAATCTGTTGGTTGGCAAAATATTGTTGCAGAAACTCCAGGAATTGTTTCAGTACAAGGCATGGTTTTAGATGGAAATACAACAAACACACTTGTTATATCTGGAAGCAATTTTACATCTGGTGCAGTAGCTTCAATTATAGGTACCAATGGTGTAGAAATAGTGGCAAACTCAACAGTTGTTAATTCTGTAGCTCAAGTAACAGCAGTTTTTGGAGCAATTAGTGCTCAGTATGAACCATACGATGTTAAAGTATTAAATACAAGCAATCTTTATGGACTATTGCCAGATGGAGTTTATGTTAATCAAACTCCTTCCTGGAATACAGCAGCTGGATCGCTAGGAACATTTACAGAAGGTCAATCTGTATCAATACAGCTTTCTGCAACTGATCCAGAAGGAACATCGCTTTCATATACTGTTACATCAGGAGCACTTCCTACTGGAGTAACTCTATCATCTTCTGGTTTAATTTCTGGAACATTACCAGATATTTCAACAAATACTACTTATTCTTTTACTATTACAGTTTCTGACGGAGCAAACTCATCTGTAAGAACATTTACAATTACATCAACGGCTTTAGTTAATGTTACTGGCGGAACTTTAGTAACTTCAGACCCAACATATTTTTATAGAATATTTTCTACAACAGGATCCAGTTCTCTTGTAGTATCTAATAACAACCTAGCAGTAGAATACCTACTAATTGGCGGCGGTGGCGGCGGAGGAAATAGCTATGGTGGAGGCGGTGGAGGATGTGGTGGAATAAATTCTGGAACAACAACTCTATCACCAAATACATATTCAATTGTTGTAGGAGCAGGAGGTGGAAGCGTTACTAGCGGAAGCTCAACAACAGCATTTGGCTACACAGCAGGTGGAGGAGGAAACGGTGTAACATCTTCTGGTTCTGGAGGTAATGCTGGTTCACCATTAACATATGTTGGCGGCACAGGTGCAAATGCTTCATGGGGTGAATCTGGTGGTGGCGGTGCAGGTGGTTCTGCTAACGGAGGAAACGGAGTAGCATCTAGCGTAGCTGGTGCTGGCGGTGCTGGATCAGCTGGATACACATCTTGGATTAATGCAATATCATCATCAATGCCATCGGCATGGCAAACTGCAACTTCATCTGGAAGAATTGCAGGCGGTGGAGGTGGAGGCGGTGCTAGAGATACAAACTCTGGCGTAGGCGGATCAGGTGGTGGCGGAGCTGGAGGAGGACTCAATGCTTCTAGTGACCAACCAGGTGTTGCAGGTGTTGCAAATACTGGTTCTGGTGGAGGAGGATCTAGAGGTGCTTCTACTGGTGGTGCAGGCGGATCGGGACTTGCAGTAATTAAATATCTTAAGAGTGCGGTTGGATAATGTCTAAAGCCAGAGATATAGCAAATATACTATCAGCAAATACAGCTATTGCTACTGATGCTGAATTGAGTTCTGCTGTATCCGCCCATGCAACTGCAACCAATGGACACGTTGGGCGGGGAACAACAGCAAATAGACCTTTATCACCTACTGTAGGAGATTTGTATTTTGATACAACACTGGCAGCCTTGATTTGCTTTAAGTCTAGTGGATGGGAAAAGGTGTCTCAAGATCCTGCTCCTCAAATAGCTAGTATTTCTCCAACAACAGCACCAATACCAGGAACAACAATAACTATTACAGGGTCTAATTTTAAATCAGGATTATCCGTACAGTTTATTGGCACAAATGCTACATATAATTCACCCACAGCTACTTTTGTTGGTGCTGGTACTGCAACAGCAATAACTCCTAATTTAGATGTAGCAAACGAGCCATATGATGTTAAAGTTATAAATTTAGATAATCAGTTTGCAATTTTAGAAAATGCTTTAGACGCTGGTGGATCACCAGTATGGAACACCACACCAGGAACACTTGCCACAATAAGCGAGCAAACATCATTAAATGTTTCAGTATCTGCATCGGATCCAGATGGCACATCTATTATTTACTCATCTTCAAACTTGCCAGCTTGGATTTCTTTAAATTCATCAAATGGATCTTTAACTGGAACTGCACCAGACGTTTCATCAGATACAACCTATAATTTTGACATAATAGCTTCTGATGGTGTAAACACTTCTTCTAGATCATTTAATGTTTCCGTAAAAGCCATAATAATGTTTTCTGCAGACTACCTACTTGTTGGCGGAGGTGGAGCAAGTGGATTTAGAACTGATGCTGTTTATTACTTAGGTGGAGGCGGTGGAGGTGGTTTAAGAACTTCTGTTGGAAGTAATGGTGGAGGAGCTGCAGCAGAATCGCCATTAACTCTTCAAACTGGAGTAACTTATAACATTTCTGTCGGCCAAGGGGGCGTGGGCGCAGCATATGGATCGCTTTCATCTGCAAATAACGGTGGAAACTCATCTATATCTGGTACTGGAATTACAACAGTAACAGCACTTGGTGGTGGAGCTGGTGCTAATCCAGATTCTGCTGGACACAACGGAGGATCTGGTGGAGGTGCTGGAGGAAATGACAACGTTAGGTCAGGCGGAACTGCTTTAACGCCAACACAAGGATATGCTGGTGGCAATGTTGTTCATAACAATAATGCTGGCGGCGGTGGCGGTGGAGGTGGCGCAGGTGGTCCAGGTGGAAATGTTTCTTCTGGAAACTTTAAAGGTGGTACTGGCGGAGCAGCACTGCAAAATTCTATAACTGGATCGTCAATATATTATTCTGGAGGGGGTCCAGGAGGAGGCGGATATTTTTCTTCTCCAGTTGGAAACCCAGTCCTCGGAGATTTTGGAGTGGGATACAATAGATCAAATCCAGGAATGGGTGGATATATGACAGGAAATGGTGCAAATGCAGTAAACAACGGAACTAATGGTGTGGTTATAATTAGAGCACCTCGTACTGCTGTTAATACTACTGGATCACCAGTTGTTTCAACTGTAGGTGGAAATATTGTTTATACATTTAATAATAATGGGACGATTACATTCTAATGGCTAAAACAATTAAAGTATGGAGCGGAACTGAATGGGTAAATGTAGGTATTATGGCTGCAATACCGCCAGACTATGTTACTCAAGCAGATCTTATTCAACGTAAAAAAGAAGTTAGCGAAACCGTATCATCTAACATTACAGCACAGGTAGGATACAGATACTTTGTAGATACTACTTCTGAGAGAACTATTACACTTCCTGCAACCCCGTCGATTGGCGACGAGGTTCAAATATTTGATGCGACGGGAACAGCATCAACACATAACATTACCATTGGAAGAAATGGAAAGAACATTAACGGTATAGCAGAAAATGCTATAATTGACGTAGATAAAGCGGCGGCGGTATTAGTATATACTGGCCTTACCCTTGGATGGAGACTAGGATGACAATTAAATTCTCAGATATTACTGGTGGAGGTATTCCATATGGTAACACTGCTGGTCGTCCAGCAAATCCAGGAGTAGGTAAATTATACTCAAATGGTGAAGCTCAAAGACTAGAGCTTTATACACAAAATGGATCGTGGGAGAATATTGTTCAAGAGGTGCCTGGGGTATCTTCTATTAGTGGAGTTTACTCAGAACAAACAAACTCTGGAACAATTTTAATATATGGAACAAACTTTGTCAATGGAGCATATGCTACCGCAATTGGATCAAATGGAGTTCAGGTAAATGCTACTTCAACAACGTTTAACTCTTTAGTTCAATTAACAGCAACATTTACTGGATTATCAAACGCCTATGAGCCTTATGATATTAAGGTAACAAATCCATCTAATTTATTTGGAATGCTTCCAGATGCACTTTATATTAATGCCTCACCAGTATGGCAGACTGCAAGTGGGTCACTAGGATCATTTACGGAACAAGTTTCAATTACATTATCTGCATTATCTGCAAGTGATTCAGACTCAACAGTTACATACGCTTTAGCATCTGGATCGTCCTTACCTACAGGATTAACATTATCTTCATCTGGAGTAATTTCAGGAACACTTCCAGATATTTCAGCAAGTACAACATACTCTTTTACTGTTAATGCAACAGATGGATTGAATACCATACCTAGATCATTTAGTTTGTCTTCAATACCTATAGTAAGTTCAGTGGAACTTCTTGTAGTTGGCGGCGGCGGTGGAGGTGGAGCCCAAGTCGGTGGTGGTGGTGGTGCAGGCGGATTAGTTTATGGAAGCACCTATAACCTTAATACATCAAATTACCTAGTAACTGTCGGTGCAGGAGGATCTGGATCTGGTCAAAGCCCAGCTAGACCTGGTAATTATGGATCAAGTTCATATTTTGGATCAATTGTAGCTGCAGGCGGAGGTGGTGGAGGTTGTCATAGTTCTGGCAACAGGCCAGCAAGCGGAGATGATGGAATAACTGGTGGTCAAGGAAGACCAGGAGGTTCTGGTGGCGGTGGCGGTGGAGATAGTTCATCTATTAGTCAGCCTGGAGGTTCATCAAACCAATCTAGTTATGCTGGTGTCACATCTTATGGAACTTCAGGTGGTCAAGGAAGAGCAGTCAACTGGGCAGGTGGCGGCGGCGGTGGTGCAGGTAGTGCAGGACAGTCTTCACCATCAGCATCAACAGGAGGCGTTGGAGGAAATGGATTACAATATTCAATTACTGGAACTGCTCAATGGTATGCGGCTGGTGGCGGAGGTTGCTACAATAACTCTGGAGGAACTACTGGAAGAGCTAGCGGTATAGGTGGAGCTGGAAACGGAGATACCCCAAATCAAGATAGAGATGCTGTTGCAAATACAGGTTCTGGTGGCGGTGGAATTAGAGATGTTGGAAGTTCTGGAAACGGTGCAAGCGGAGTAGTAATTCTTGCTTACCCAGATACATTTGCAGCACCTAGAAATATTCCTGGAACATTAACATATGATACTCCAACTCGTTCTGGATATAGAGTTTATAGGTTTACAGGCGGAACTGGAACAATAACCATCTAATAGCCTTTAGCACTTATAATTGGTATAATAGGCTAAGGAGAATAAATGCCAAATACTAGTAAGGGATTTCCATATCCCACCTCGTCTGATGACCCAAATGTGCCGCAAGATATTCAATTGCTTGCACAGGCAGTAGATGCTACCTTAACTAACTATTCACCTACAACCCATACCCATACTGGCGTATATGCTACAACTACCCACACACACGACGGGGTTTATGCAAATACTACCCATACCCATAATGAGT